GCGATCAGTCGGCACTACGCCAGTGCTAGCGCAGCCGGCTATCGCAGCGGCCAGAACTACAGCGGCAGTTTTCATGGCTCACTCCATCAGGACGGCTTGCGGCTGATGACCCGACTGACTGCGGCGAACAGAAGACGGGCGATCGGCGTGGCGATCAGCGCCGGCAAGACCATCTGCCCGATGCCTCGAGGGATGTCATTGATGACAATGCCGTTGACCAACGCGGCGACGGACAGCCAGCGCGGCATCGGCCCGCCGTAGCGGCCGGCAATGCGCCAGAGCGCGATCATGACGGCCACGATCAGCGCCACTATGCCCCCAGTGCCAGATGCTGAATTCGCCCATGGCCTCACTCCCTCACTCGTTTGTTGAGAACTCACATCGTGGTATCAGCGTCCGCGCGACCCTGAATCAGGACGCGCAGTTCGTCCTCGATGGCGCCGACCATGCCGCGAGCAAAGGTTGGGTCTCTGACCGCCTCACCAGCGACGTTGACCAGATACTTTCGCCGCTTGAGCATCACGCCGAAGATGGCCCCGACGACTTGGCCGCGCTTGGCGCCCTCAAGCAGCGTTTCGAGCGCCTGCACAGTGTCGCGGCTAATGCGGTCATGGAGCAGGGCGGAAGGCATCGCGACTACCCGGCCTTTCTGCCGCCCCTCGGCGCTTTCTGCTCGGCCCTCTTCCGAATCCCGCTGCGTCCCGGGTCCCGCGCTGGCTCGGTCGTCTTGAAGTTCGGCGTCCATTCGTCTCCCCCGGGCTCGGCATTAGGCGCCGTGGATGGTGGTGGAGTCGATTCTGGTTGACGTGCATCGTTTGCGCTGCCTGACGGACCGAGAAAGGCGTCTCGCAGGAGGGCCTCAAGCCGCGCAGCGATGTGGGGCCCATCCTGCGGACTGGCCAGGAGCTTGTCAAAGAGCGGCTTAGCCATAGATCGTGTGAGTTCGTCAACGGAATTCATGTGGCGGGCTATGCGCTCGATGTCGGCGGCGATCGACGATGGCGGCGGAGCAGTAGGTTGCGCCTTGGCGGCTAGGCCGCTAGGCGTCGCCTTGAGCGAAGGAGGCTTCTTCAGCGCCTCAAGGTCTTCCACTGTGGTGCCCATGGCCTTTGCCAGCCAGCGCATGTAACGCGGCTTGTTGCCAGCCTCCAGTTGCTGAATGTTCTGGTAAGTCACTAGGTCTTCTCCGGCAGCCTTGTTGATGAGGCGCGCGAGCCCGGCCAAGCCCAAACCAGACTCTTCGCGCCACTCTTTGACCAGATCACCGAGGGTATCCACACAAAACATTTTGCCGGACCTTGCGCACAAGAAGCTTTGTGGGCTACACTGCAAACATTCTTGTTGTCAGCGACGCGCCATGACCCCCCGTGAAGCCTTGGAAGCCGCTATCAGAGTGCTCGGCAGTCAGCGAGCTGTAGCTGATGCGGCTGGCGAGGATGTCGAGACGGGTCACGTCTATTACTGGCTCAACAAGGCGCCAGAAGTACCCGCGAAGTACTGCCCAGGCATCGAGCAAGCGACGCGCGAAAAGGGCGAGATCATCTTTTGCGAGGCCCTGTGCCCGAGCACGGATTGGGGCGCTGTTCGGTCGCAGTCCGGCCCCGCAGCGACACCGCCCAACGCTCCCGCGCCGACTCCGAGTGGCAGCCCCTCCCGCAACACCGACAAGCGCGCCAGCGAGAGGGCGAACTGAGCCATGGAATCGATGAGCATCATCAAGCCCAAGCGGCCGATCATTCAGGGATGGCGCCGCGCCACGTGGTGGCAGGTCCCGCCGCAACTTGCCGAACTCGGCTACCCCATCGAAGCTTATGAGCACCCAAGCAGCGGCTTGTTCGCGCTGTCTGCGGTCGAAGTCGCGCACGAGCCCGGCAAACCTGACATCGGGCCCGAGTACCACCTGAGCGTGAGCCTGAACGGCCAGCGCTGCACCGCGGCTGATGCGGTGTGGGTGCTGCACTCGTTCGGCCTTGAGGACGCCAAGGAAGACAACCACGTCCCGAGCGGCAGGGTCCGCAACTTTTGGCGCCCTGTCGCTGATCGCCTGAGCGGCTACGAGTGCCCGTGCGTTGACGCCGAGCCCACGATCCGCGAGGAGAAGGGCGACTACACCTGGCGCGGAATTACCGCCTGACCAACCGGAGATTGCCATGCGATTCACCGACACAGACCCATTCCCGCTGCAGCTCGGGAGCAAGGTGGAGCCGCTGAAGCTTACGCAAGATGCGAGCGAGCGCGAAGAACGCCGGCTGAGCCTGGAGTTGTTCCGCAAGCTGGACTTCGGCGCTGGCTGGACCCGGTGGAACGGCGGCAAGTGTCCGCTGGTTCGCGGCCAACAGTACGAGGCGTTCTGTCGGGACGGTTCGATCGACGTTGACGTTGTTGACGACTTCGACTTAGCCGAAGCGTCCCGTATCTGGACGTGGGAGCCCGACGACCCAGGCGCAGACATCGTCGCGTACCGTCTGAACGGCATCACCGAAGCCGAGTGCCGGCAAGTGAAGGCACCGGCTACCGCGGTCAGACCGCACCCGCTGTTCGGGATGCTCGTTCCGCTGGTCGTCGTGATCGGCGACGGCGCTGCGCTCGACGAGTTCGACTTCTTCCTGGCCTGACTTCTCAACTGCTCATAGGAGAGCGCATGCACCGTACCGACATCGCCGCCATCTGCCACGAGGCCAACCGTGCGTTGTGCTTGGCACAGGGCGACGCCTCGCAGCCCATGTGGGCCAATGCTCCGGCATGGCAGATCGAGAGCGCGATCAAGGGAGTGGACTTCAATGCCGACAACCCTGCTGCGCCGGCTTCGGCGTCCCACGATTCGTGGCTCGCTGTCAAAGAGGCGGATGGATGGATCTATGGCCGGGAGAAGAACGCCGAGCTGAAGCAGCACCCGTGCATGGTCCCCTACGCGGATCTGCCGCCGGCCCAGCAGGCGAAGGATCACCTGTTCAAGGCCATCTGCGCCGCGCTGCTGCCGTTCGCTCAACCGCCGGCAGACAACGCACACGTCGCCGAAGGCTGCGAGCAGTTCTGAACCATGGCCGCGCTCCGCCTCATCCCCGAAGTTCACGGCAGAGGGTCCTCTGCCAAGGCGATGGCCGGCCACCCTTTGCGCGCACCGAACGACGAGGCTCAAGCGGCCATGTCGGGCGCGCGATTCTTTCAACGACGCATGGACGGGCTGGCGCCCTGGAGAAGTCCGAGACGCGCAAGCGGGGTAGGCATCCCATGCTCTGGCCTGGGTTCGATTCCCGGCGTGCGTCACCCAATACGCAGCCGGCTCAGTCGGCGGCCATTCATCGCTTTCCCGTCCAGGCCGGCTGTCTCGCTCACCGGCATCTCCCTCCCTCCCAACTGCGCGCCCCGTGTTGTCTCCGGGCGCGTCTTTCCGGTGATCGGCGGCCTGGACGACTTTCTCTTTCGCGCGCCAAAGAACGGCGGCGAGTCTGGCTCTAGCCCAAAGGTCGATCGTTCGCATAGCATCCTTCCTGATGCGTCCGCCCGGTGCTGCAACGGCAGCCGGGCTGCCCCCCGGTTGTTCCGGGGTGGTGCCGGTCTCCGGGCGCATCAGAAAGGCGAGCAAGCGCGTGTTCATCACGCGTCTAGCTTCGCCCTTCGCCAACCGGTTACTCAACCGGTTACTCCATTGATTTTTTCACCGGGGGCAGCCGTGAAAGATCACCCTATGCAGGGGGAATTCCCCTTGCTCGCGCGCATGGATGGGCCGGCGATCGTGCCGACCGAACTCATGCGCACCGTCACCACCTACAGGCAGGCCGTGCGCCTTTGCTGGCAGTTGCGCCGCGTTCGGAGCATGACGTTCCGCCAGCTCGCGGCCGAGGCCGGGCTGCACTACCAGCACGTCACTGATTACTTCCACGCCGACGACAAGCCGAGTCGGCGTGATCTGCAGGCCGAGAAGATCGATGCGGTCGAAGCCGTGCTCGGGAACACCGCCATCAATCAGCACCTGTCGAGCCGTTCGAAGCTGACCGTGCTCGAGGAAATGCAGGCCTCACGGAGGGCGGCATGAACATGACCAATCGTTGCCAAGTCGGCGACCTCGCCGTCATCGTGCGCGACCCCGACAACAACGGCCGTGACGCTGGCGTGATTGTCGAGATCGTGGGCTACGGGCTGGACTGCCAGTCGTGGTTCTGCCGCAGCCGCGGGCGGCGTCTGCGCTTCTTTCGCCTTGGCGGGCTCATCCCGTGGTGGAGCCACGAAGGCCACATCCCTGACGAGTGGCTGCGCCCGCTGCGCGACGGAGAAGGCACCGACGAAACGATGGCCTGGCTTGTCGAGCGCGCCTTCAAGACAAATGAGGCAGCCGCATGACAGAGCGGTGGCTGCCAGTTGTCGGCCTTGAAGGCAGGTACTCCGTCAGCGATGAGGGTCGAGTGCGCGCGGAGTGGCGCCGAACTCCAGCAGGGGCGAAGGTCGTTGGGCCTTGGCTACTCAAGACATCCCTCGGTGATCGGAGATATCGGGTTGTTGGTTTGAACTTTGATGGGAAGCATAAGAGCTTCAAGGTTCACATCTTGGTTATGCAAGCGTTCGTGGGGCCTCGCCCGGACGGCATGGTGGTTGCGCACAACGATGGCGACACGGCCAACGCAGCCCTGTTGAACCTTCGATATGACACCCAATCCGGGAACATGCTTGATATGCACAAGCATGGGACGTTGAACCCGCCGAGAGGCGAGCGGCACGGATGTGCCAAGTTGACCGAACAGCAAATTGCGAGCATTCGTTCTGACACTCGATCGCAGCGGGCCATAGCTGCTGACTTTGGCATTAGCCAAGTCCACGTTGGGCGGTTGAAGCGCAACGTTTGTTGGGCTATCGACGGTGTTTCTGGATCGAAGAGGGTTGAGCAGCGCCCCATGACATGCCTCCGGCCTGTCGAGCAGATAGGAATGGATGGTGTCGTGATTCAGACGCATGCATCTATCGCTGCGGCGGCCAATGCAGGGTTCCTTCCTTCCTCAATCATCAGAGTCTGCAAGGGCCGCCGCCGTTCTCATGGCGGATATCAATGGAGATACGCGCCGATCGAACCTGTGAAGGTCGAAAGTGGCGGCCGCATTTGGTCGCTCGGAGCCCAACCAAAGAACACCGCATTCAAGGCGAGAGAGACCGCCGCATGAAACACCAGCCCGGCGACGGCCAATAAGGCCGCGCCGCCAACCAACCGCTCACAAGGAGGCAAGAGTGAAAGTGATCCAGATTCGCACGACTCCGCTGCCGTCAGCTTGCTACGGCGTCGCATGCCACCAGCACAAGGACTGCGCCAGGTACTACGCCGTCAACGGCAGCCAGGCTGACCCGAAGACGATGGGGACTTGCCTCAAGGGTGGCGAGCGCCCCGGCTTCTTGGCGCTCGAGCGGGCAGCAGCGTGACGCACTCGAACGGCGCCGTCAGCGAGTTTCTGCCTCCCCACTTGCGTGAGGCGCTCGTGCTCGCGGCGGCGCGCGGGGACATCGAACGCATCGATCAGTTGACCGATCTCGCCGCGCTGACGTACCCGAAGTTGGTGCTACCGCGCGACACGTCGGTGAGAGCGCAGTTCACCGCCGAAGGTCGGCTTGCAGCGTGGGCTAGGAGCTTGATGGCATGAGCGAGATCGCGAAGCGCGGCGGCCAGCCGTACCCGCAAGTGCAACAGCGCCAGTTCCTCGGCAACGGCATCACGCGCAGTTGCAACCGCTGCGGCGCCTTCGTCATGCCGAGCACTGGATCGAACCGCAAGCCATGGGGCTTCGTCTGCGCCGCGTGCGGCGAGAAAGGCAAAGCTTGACGTACAAGCCACAGCCCGGCAGCGTCCCCGAACGCGCCATCGAGCACCTGCAGCGTGTCGCCCCCGCGGGCGGGCGCGACTGGATCCTGAGCGCGACCCTCTCCAACGCGGTCAGGTGCCCGAACCAGGCGCTAAGAGCGACCATGGAGGCGGCGCTGAAGCACGGTCTCGTCGTGCGCGAGAAGGGTGCTGACGGCGGCTTCCGGTGGCAGGCAGGTTCGGATGCGAACGCACCGCGCGCCTTTAACTTCCGCGCCGGCTCGGCAGGCGACAAGGCCTACCGGGCGCTCCAGTTGCGCAAGTCCATGACCGACCTGCAGATGGCGATGGAGACCGATCTCGAACTCGACGACCTGCAGGGCATGCTGGCGTTTGCGATCCGAGAGGGCGCGATCAAGCGCGATCCGAAGGGTGACGACGATGGTCTTTGGACGCTGGGCGACGGCAAGCCGGTGACGCCATCGCCAGCGCCCACCGTTGCGCCTGCGCCTGCCAAACCCGCGGCTGCCGATGGCATCGACATGGATGCCGCGCATCGCGCTGCCCCGGTGCACGAGCCAGCGCCCGCGTCTCCTGTCGTCAAAGCGGGCACCGAACCGAAGGGGGTCGCAGGGGCCGCGCGCCGACCGGAGACGGCCAAGGAAACCACCCAACGGGGCGCCGTAGCTGGCGCGGGTGAAGACGCCAAGCGCGACGGTAGTCCTGCGATCCCCGGAGGACTTCGCATCGCCCTGTGGAGCGATGGCGAGTTGCACATCCGGCGGCCAGGCGGCGACGACATCGTGCTCAGCAAGCTCGAGATGCGCCAGGTTGTCAAGTACCTCGACGCGATCTCGCTCGACGGCGTGCGGGAGGCCGCTTGAGCGACGCCTATCTCACCTTCCTGCGCGAGAAGACGCAGGCCGGTGCCGACAGCGGCTTCGAGCCAGTCTGGATGCCTGACTTCCTGTTCGACTTTCAGGCTTCGATGGTCGAGTGGTCGCTTCGGAAGGGCCGCGCCGCGCTGTTCGAAGACTGCGGCCTCGGCAAAACGCCGCAGGAACTGGTATGGGGCGAGAACGTGGTCCGCAAGACCAACGGCAACGTGCTGCTCAAGGCGCCGCTGGCCGTGGCGCAGCAGATCGTGCGCGAGGCCAACAAGTTCGGCATCGATGCCCACTTGTCGCGCGACGGCAAGGTGCGCCGCGGCATCAACATCACGAACTACGAGCGCCTGCATCTCTTCGACCCGAATGACTTCGTGGGCACGGTCGACGATGAGTCGAGCATTCTGAAGAACTTCGCGGGCGCGCGGCGCGCAGAAATCACCGAGTTCGATCGGCGCATGCGCTACCGCCTGCACGGCACCGCCACCGCGGCGCCGAACGACTACACGGAGCTGGGCACCTCGTCCGAGGCCTTGGGCTACCTGGGCCACGTCGACATGCTCAACAGGTTCTTCAAGAACGACCTGAACAACAGCAGCACCGGGCGAGGCTTCATGGGTGCGGCGAACAGTTGGCGCTTCAAGGGCCACGCCGAGCAGGCCTTCTGGCGCTGGGTCTGTTCGTGGGCCCGCGCGATCCGCCGGCCGTCCGACCTCGGCTTCGACGATACGAACTTCGTGCTGCCGCCGCTCGAGGAAGTCGAGCATGTGGTCGACGCCAACCTCCTCGCCGATGGCATGCTCTTCGCGCTGCCGGCGCAAGGCCTGAAGGAACAGCGCGAGGAACGCCGGCGGACCGTTCAGGAGCGCTGCGAGTACGTGGCCGGCCTGGTCAACGGAACGGGCCAGCCGGCGCTGGTGTGGTGCCACCTGAACGAGGAAGGCGACCTGCTCGAGCGGCTAATCCCTGACGCCGTACAGGTCAGCGGAAAGGATTCCGACGACGCCAAGGAAGAGCGCCTGCTCGCCTTTGCGGACAACAAAGCGCGGGTGCTGATCACGAAGCCAAAGATCGGCGCATGGGGCCTGAATTTCCAGCACTGCGCCCACGTCACCACCTTCCCGTCGCATTCGTTCGAGCAGGAATACCAGTGCGTTCGCCGCTGCTGGCGCTTCGGCCAGAAACGCAAGGTGCGCGTCGACATGGTGGCCACCGAAGGTGAGCGCGGCGTACTCAAGAACGTGCAGCGCAAGGCCGCAAAGGCCGACGCCATGTTCACCGCCCTTGTGGCCCAGATGAACTCGGCGATGGCGGTCGATCGGTCTACGACATTCACCCAACGCGAAGAGATTCCAGCATGGCTGTGAACGATCAGCGCGTCACCGACAAGTACGCGATCTACCACGGCGACTGCATCGAGGTGATGCAGCAAATGCCCGACGCGTGCATGCATTTGTCGGTGTATTCGCCGCCCTTCGGGGGCCTGTACCACTACAGCAGCAGCGACAGGGACCTGTCCAACTGCCGCGGCTATGACGAGTTCATGGCGCACTATGCGTTCGTGGTGCGCGAGATCGCCCGCATCACGATGCCGGGCCGCATGTCGGCCGTGCACTGCATGGAGGTTCCGAACAGCAACAGCGGCACGGACTCGCTGAAGGACTTCCCCGGCGACATCATCAGGATGCACGAACGCGAGGGCTGGAAGTACGCCGGCCGCCATTGCATCTGGAAGGAACCGCTCGCCGTTCGCCTGCGCACGATGCAGAAGAACCTCGCGCACGCCTCGCTCGTGGTCGATTCCATCGACTGCGGCATCGCGTCGGCTGACTACCTGCTGCTGTTCCGCCGTGACGGCGAGAACCCGGTGCCGGTGGCGCACCCGGTTGGCATGCTCGAGTACGCCGGTGATCGCAAGCCGCCGTCCGAGGTGCTGCAGTACCGCGGCTGGACCGGCAAGCAGACCGAGAATCGCTTCTCGCACTGGATCTGGCGCCAGTACGCCGACTGCATGTGGGATGACGTGCGCTTGCAGCGCGTGCTGCCCTACAAGGAAGCCCGCGACAGTGACGACGAGAAGCACGTCCATCCGCTGCAGTTGGACGTGATCGACCGAATCATCGCGCTGCGCAGCAACCCGGGTGAGAAGGTCTTGACGCCCTTCATGGGCGTGGGCTCCGAGGTCTATGCCGCCGTGATGGCCGGGCGCCTGGGTGTCGGCGCGGAGTTGAAGGCAAGCTACTTCAGGCAGGCCGTGAAGAACGTGGAGGCGGCGGCCAACGGCTACCGCTTCGAACAACCCAACGACGAGTTGGTGCTCGAGCAAATGGAAGAGGTGGCATGACCAGCCCCGCTTCCATCATCGCGCGCCCGCCGGCCGAGTTCTATATCGCGCCGCTTGTCGCTTCCTCTGACGCGATCGCCGTCGCCGCCGCTTCGAGCTCTCGGTACGTCTGCACGAACTGGTCCTTCAGCGGCGTCTGCATAGCGGCCAGCGTTGTGCCCTGGTTCGCCGAGCTGGCCGCCCGCGCTTGGATGCGCGCTGCAACGATGATCGCGGTCGCTTGGAAGATCTCTGCATTCATAGCGCTCTCCTCGGTGATTGGGTGTAGCGACGCAAGTATGAAGCAGGTTCAAGCGAACTTCTTCGATGGCAGCCTGCGCCACCTACGCGCCCAGGACCTGACGCTCAACGCGCCGACGCTCTTTGACTTCGAGGAGGCCGCTGCGTGACAGACACGCTCCCCGATCCGCTGGTGCCGGCCGAGGTCGACCTGCGCGACTTCCCGCGCATGCCGTTCGACATCGCCCGGTTGCGCAGGTCGAAGGCTTGGCTGATCGCCAAGAAGAACCCGGAGCTCGGCTTCTACATGTTGAACCTGTGGATGGCGAGTTGGCACGAGACGCCGCCCGGGTCACTCGAGGACGACGACGAGGTGTTGATGGACCGCGCCATGTGTAAGGAGGCTCGTTGGCCCAAGGTGCGCGAGATCGTCTTGCGCAACTGGGTGAAGTGCAGCGACGGCCGCCTGTATCACGAGACCGTCGCCGAGATGGTCGACTTCGCCTGGATGACGAAGGTCGATCGCGAGGAGAAGAACGAGAACAAAGACAGCCGCCAGGCGCGGTGGCGCGCACGCTGCAAGGCGCTCGGCGAGCAGCTTCGAGAACTCGGCGTCACGCCGCCAGCAGGCGCCAGCCTGGCGACGTTGGAGGCGCTTCTGCGAGACACTCAAGTAGACGCGCGAGACGGCCAAGCGTCTACAGGTGTGTCTACCGTAGACAAAACGGAGATTGCTTTAAAGAGAAGTAGTAGACAAGAGAAGAGAAGGGATAGTTCTAAGCCTTCGGCTTCGTCGGCGGCGCCGACCATCCCATGCCCGTACGACCGAATCGTGGGCCTGTACCACGAGGTTCTGGGCTCGCTGCCGAGGGTCAAGCTCATGCCGGCCGCTCGCCAGAAGGCGCTGCGCAAGGTCTGGGGCTGGGTGCTCAGCAGCACGAAGTCGGACGGCTCACGCCGGGCAACGACTTCCGAAGAGGCGCTCGACTGGTTGCGCGGCTACTTCGTTCGCGCCAGCGAAAACGACTTCCTGATGGGCCGCACGCCGCGCAACGCTGAACACGCGAACTGGCAATGCGACCTCGACTTCCTGCTCACCGACAAGGGAATGAAGCAGGTCATCGAGAAGACGCTGGAGCACGCCGCATGAACGCTCGCGCCGAGATCGAAGACGACGCCGTCGCGCACCTGCGCAAGCCGCCGCACTCGCTCGAGGCTGAGCAGTCGGTGCTTGGCGGCCTGCTCCTCGACAACACCGCATGGGACCGTGCCGGCGACTTGCTGGCGGAGAGCGACTTCTACCGCTTCGAGCACCGGCACATCTACGGCGCGATTGGCGCGCTGGTTTGCGCCAACAAGCCGGCCGACGTGATCACCGTGTACGAGCAGTTGGAGCGGGCCGGCAAGGCCAAAGAGTGCGGCGGGATGTCGTACCTGAACGCGCTCTCGCAGAGCGTGCCGAGCGCGGCCAACATCCGTCGCTATGCCGAGATCGTCCGCGAGAGGTCCGTGCTGCGTTCGATCATCGCTGCGTCCGACGAGGCCGCGACACTCGCGTTTTCTGGCGGCGGCAGCGCATCCGAGTTGCTGGCGAAGATCACGGCGAAGTTCGACGGCATCGAGCGCCGCACGGTGCGCCAGGATCCCAAGCCGCTGCACGAGTTGCTGATGCAGCGTGTCGAGCACTACAGCGCACTGGCGGAAGGATCGATCGAGGCAGGCTGGCCGACACGCGTCGAGAAGCTGGACGCAATGCTCAACGGCGGCCTTCGCCCGGGCCACATGGTTGTCCTGGCCGCGCGCCCGAAGGTAGGCAAAACGTCCTTCGCCATGGAGATCGCAATCTCCGTAGCCGAGCAGGGCCTGCCGGTGCTGGCGCTCACGCAGGAGATGTCGGCCGGCGAGCTCACCGATCGCATCGTCAGTCGCATGGGCGGCATCGATGGCGGGCACTTGCAAACGGGCAAGCTTGGTGCAGGCGAATGGGAACGGCTGACGGCTGCCGTCGATCGGGGGAGCCGGTTGCCCATCGAGATCGACGACCAGCCGGCGCTGACGATCAGCGACATCCGTGCGAAGGCGCGGTCGACGTTCAAGGCGTCGAACCAGCGCAAGGGCGGGTTGCTGGTGGTGGACTACCTGCAACTCACCGCTGGCTCGAGCGACAAGGGCGACCGCAACCGCAACAACGAGATCGAAGAGGTCAGCCGCGGCATAAAGGCGCTTGCCAAGCAACTCGGTGTCTGCGTGCTCGCGCTGTCGCAACTGAACCGCAAGGTCGAGGAGCGCGCAAACAAGCGCCCGTACCTCGGAGACCTGCGCGACTCCGGCGCGATCGAGCAGGACGCCGACGCGGTGATCTTCCTGTGGCCCTTCAAGGAAAACCTGAAGGGTGGCGCGCTGCGCGTCGTTGGGCTTGACCTGGCGGCGAACCGTCACGGCGGCACCGGTGAATTCGGCCTCGACTTCTGGAAGGCGTACCAGCGCTGGGAGGAGAGCGATATGTCGATCGAGCCGCCGACCGCGACCGAGCAACGAGGCAACACGAAGGGCTTCGAATGAACAACTGCTGCGTGCTGTGGAGCCGAGAGGCCTGTCGCCTCGAGATCGCCACGATGGACGAGGCGACGAACATTAACCGAGGCGCGTTTCTTGATGACGCCCCAGGCAAGCCGGTGATCGCCACGCACCTGACCGAAGATCAGGCGAGGCAGTTCATCCGCGGGTATGCGGCCGTGATGGCGGCGCGCTCGCAAGACCGGGTGGTGGCGTCATGACCGCACTCACCGCCTTCTGGCTCGGCATTGGCGTC